CCTTTGGTAACCACAAGTAATACAACGAGTTCACCCAAAGCCCCCGTGACCGATGAAAAAAGAGCAGAAATCAAAAAAGAGGTAACCGATAGTAAAGGTCAGGCAGAACCCGTACAGATTGAGCAGTTAAAGAAAGCCTTGGCAATGTTAAATAAGGCTGACCCTACACAAGAGGAGTTCATTCAGGAAATTTGTGTTAAGACCAATAATTTCACCGAATTGACAAAGGATGCGTGTACCAAACTTATTCTTAAAGTTGGTGAACTTATCGACCAAGTAAAGGAGGAAAACTAATATGTCTAAAATTACTTGGGATGAAAAATGTATAAAAATTACTCCCCCGAAAAGAACAAAAAAATTAACTGCTACTCGATTTGCTACGGTTCTCGGGTTAAACCCTTGGTCAACCCCCTTTGAGGTATGGTGCGAGGTTACAAAGACCTATCAGAAACCTTTTGAGGACACCATTTACACCATAGCGGGTAAAACAATCGAACCTAAGCAGATTGAATATATGCGTAAGGCATATTTTATGACAAACCTCAAGACTCCTACTGATATTTACGGTAAAGATTATTTTAACAAAACCTTTGGTGATTTTTATGGCGATGTAGAGGTTCTTGGAGGTATGTGGGATAGTTTGCTCTATGATGAAAACGATAAACCCGAAACCGTAATAGAGTTCAAAACTACGAAAAGAGCGGAAGATTGGCAAGACGATATTCCTGAATATTACGCTCTCCAAGCCGCATTATACGCATATCTGCTCGGTATTGATAATGTCATTATGGTAGCATCGTTTTTAGACCCTGATGATTACGAAAACCCCGATGATTTTGTACTTACATCGGATAACACCATTACATTCTCTTTCAAACTAAGTGAGAGATACCCTGATTTTGAAATAAATTATGTTGCTCCCGCTCTACAGTGGTGGAACGACTATGTTAAAACGGGAATTTCACCTGAATTTGATGAGAAAAAGGATGCAGAAATTCTCAAAGAACTCCGAAAGAACACACTCTCTCCCGATACTGATATAAAAGCACTTATCGAGGAGGCAGATGCAATACAGTTGGAGTTGGATGAGTTATCTGCAAAAAGTTCCGAAAAAGAAAAGCGTTTGAAAACGATAAAAGAAATTGTAAAAAAACACGCTATCTCTCAGTTTAGGGATGGTGATACAAAAGTAGAAATATCCGGCTCAAAATACATTTGGACTATCTCAAAGGTATCATCGAGTGGTATCGACAAAAAAGCATTAGAAATGGATGGATTACTTGAAAAGTATTCAACCATCTCTGATACATATAAAATTCAGCCAAAATTAAAGGAGGAAAATTAAAATGGCAAGTATAGGTTTATCATCCGGTTTTACCCTTATTCCTGAGGGTAGACACATTTTTAAAATTGTAGGTTGTACTTACAAAGAAAAATTTGGAAAAATTGAGGTAAAACTCGAAACAAAGAATGGTCAAAAACACACAGAACGATATGATGTGAGCAAAGATGGAGGTCTTAATGCGTTCTCATATTTTGCTAAAACTGCTCTCAATAATTTCGATTTGACAGAAATTGACCACGAGGATTTAATCGGGCATTATATCGATTGTGAGGTTGTGCATACAACTCAGCCGCATCGTGATGACCCTGAAAAAACTGTGACTTTCGTAAACCTTGGTGACAAGGCTCCGGCAGATGGATTTGGAGAAAACGGTCAAGATACTCCATCTCCAAAGGCTAAATCTACCGAAACATCGAAAGTGAAACCCGACTTATCGTTCCTCGATGATTAAGTAAATATGGGAGGGGTGGTAACTCCATCCCTCCTGAAACTACAAGGAGAGTTTTTATGATAAATGCAAGTGAATTTTCAAATAAAATGCAAAATTATATTTCCCCACATTTTATATCGTGGTTGATGGAAAATGGCTTTTTTAATGCCCCGGCATCTACCAAATATCACGGAAATGTTGAGGGTGGATTATATCAACACTCAGAGGCAGTAATGGATGTTTTGGTAGATTTTACAAACAGAGGGTTAATATCTTGGGAACACCCTCGTTCTCCTTATATTATAGGAATGTTTCACGACCTCTGTAAGATTGACCAATATAGACATCCCGAGAAAGGTCACATAATTGATGGTTCTACGGTGGTTGACAACTCCACTTGGGAATATAATCCTAACACATTATATAAAGGTCACGGGGAAAAATCAGTATTACTCTTATCTCAATTTATGTCACTCACTCCCGAGGAGGTTGCTTGTATCACCTATCATATGGGAGCGTTCACAGATAAAGAAGATTGGAAATACTACTCTGCGGCAGTAGAACAATATCCCACTGTTTTATGGACTCATACCGCAGATATGATTGCATCTAAAATTATGAAATTATAGGAGGTAACTACAATGAAATTAAAAGCAATCGATGGTAAAGTAACATTTTTAATGGTAACGGGAAAAGACCTTGTGAAATCTCAGATGCCTATTAAAGATGCTGAGGAAATAGTTAAAAAAGGAAAAATCGAGAATAGTAAACTCCACAAAGGTTTTCCGATGTGTGTAGATAACACATATTTCTTTGAGGCAGTTGAAACCGAACCAAAGACAAAAGGTTCTAAAAAATCCGTAGAAAGCGAGTAATTATTATGAGATATGATACCCTCCCACCTGATTTATTAAAACTCAATCAGTGGGTAAATATTTGGAACAACAGTAAAATACCTATGCAATCTCAAATTCGTGAGTGTGCATCATCTGTAGACCCTGAAACTTGGAGTGATTTTGAAACTGCAAAACAAGCGGTATTAGATAAAAGATATGACCATCTCGGTTTTGTTTTTGCTGACAATGGTATTGTTGGGATTGATATTGACGATGGCTTTACAGATGATGGATTATTGTCTGAACTTAGCATAGATATTATGAGGTTATGTGAGTCCTACACAGAAAAATCACGGAGTGGGAGAGGTATTCATATCTTGGTCAAGGGCGATTTACCATTTAGAGGTCGTAATAATCGAAAAGGTGTTGAAATATACAAATCAGGTCGCTATTTCATAATGACGGGGCAGACTCTTGTTTATCATAATTTGATAGAAAATCAAGAGGCAATAGATGCGATTGTCGCTAAATATTTCCCCGAACTAATTGGTGAAAACAAATACGAAAAAGCACCCGTAATATATCAACCCGTGTTCTTACCTCCGGTAGATGGGAAAATATCATTAAGACCGATATATCCACCTATCCCCGATGGATGCAGAAATATATCCCTAACCTCATTGGCGGGAACATTACATAATGTTGGATATAGTTACGAGCAAATTTATGATGAACTCATATACGCCAATAGAGTGGCTTGCAAACCACCACTTGATGAATATGAGATAAACACTATAGTAAACAGTATTACAAGATATAGGAGGTATAGATGATGAATAGAACAGAAATACTCGATGCGGCAGAAAAATATGTTTGTGGGGCAAGAGAACAAGACTATGGCTCACCTGAGGATAATTTTCAAACAATCGGTGATTTATGGTCAATTTATTTGAGAGCATCTCATCCCGAATTGTCAAAAGTTCTGCCTATGAATGGTATAACCCCCAAGGATGTTGCAGTGATGATGGCACTCTTAAAAATTGCAAGAATAGCAACGGGGAAATCCATTGATAGTTTTATCGACCTTGCGGGATATGCCGCTTGTGCGGGCGAGATTTCCGATAAAACAAACATCCCATCAAACGATGGAGGTGTAATCTCTAATGGCTAAAAACACACAAAACTATGAGGCATCTATGTTTTTACAATTAAAAGATGGTCGTTATATGACAAACGAGAAACAAGCGGAAATTTTCTCGAAAATCATAAAAGAAAGACCACATTTCAGTTCCAATTATAAATGGGATGAAAAATCTCTCGCTGAACTCTTTGCAAAATGCTATAAAAATTGTCGCAAATATTGCCCCGAGGCAAAAGAATGGTTTATATATGATGGCTCAAAATGGGTGCGTGATGTCGGTTCTCCTGAGATACATAAAACTCTTAAAGAGTTTACCGACTTGATGCAATTATATTGTAATGAAATTCCCGAAGATGATGAGGGGTTGTCCGGTGCTTATAAAAAATTTATTGCAAAAATGGGTGACCGTAGGGTTCGAGATAGAATTTTGAAAGATGCTCAGGATGAAATGAGCATCCCTATCGCAAAATTCGATAGTAACCCATATTTGATAAATTGCGAAAATGGAACTTACGATTTAAGTGAGGGTGAGTTCAGAGAGCATAACGCAAATGATTATTTGACAATGATTACAAACTGTTATTATCCTCTGCCCTCTCAAAAATTATCTTTCCCGAGGTGGTCAGAATTTATAGACGAAATCACTTGTGGAAAAAAAGATATTGCTAAATATATTCAAAGAGCATTGGGATATAGTATATGTGGAGAGGCAAAAGAGGAATGTATGTTCATTGCGTATGGTAAAACAACTCGTAATGGTAAAGGAACTCTTTTTAATACAATCTATGATATTTTAGGAGATTACTCTGCGACAATGCCCGCATCTTTTATATGCTCAAGCCATAGAGGTGGAGGTTCTTATGATAGAGCAAACCCAATGTTAGCAAGACTCAAAGGAAAACGATTTGTCACTCTTTCGGAGTCTGAGGATGCCGGTAAACTTGATGAGGCTCTCATTAAGAATTACACCGGTAATGACCCTATTACAACAAGAAATCTTCACGAAAAAGCATTTGATTTTATACCTCAGTTCAAAATGTGGCTCAGTTGTAATTCCCTACCCGCAGTATATGATAAATCATTATTTTCCTCAGACAGAATTAGAATTGTTGAATTTAACAGACATTTCGATGCATCATCTCGTGATACAACTCTAAAACGCCAATTCAAACAAGAGGATGCGAAAGCAGTTATTTTCAAATGGCTCATAGATGGTTATGTAAATTATCACTTAAAAGGTTTAGCAGAACCAAAATCTATATGGGAGTCTGTTGAACAATACGAGAAAAAAACTGATATTATCGGGTTGTTTGTTGAGGAAAAATGTTTACTCGGTGAAGAAAACAAAGTTGGTCGTGGTGACCTCTATACTGCATACAAAACTTGGTGCAGAACAAATGGACTCCCGAATATGAGTTCTCCAAAATTCAAAGAAAATATGGAAAAATATGCCCGAGCAGTAACTATCAAAGGTTCTCAATATTGGAAAGGTATAGCAATCAATAATTCAGGAAATATAACGATAAAATAGGAGGGATTAAGATGTCAAATAAAAAAGTTACCTCTACAGATGAGGCAATAAAAACTGTAACCGAGTCTAAGAGAAAATGGGTATCAAACCCTCAAGAAAATTTTGGTCAGGAGGGTATTCAACCGGGAGATAATGCAAAATACCTTAGACACGCTCTAATGGGATTGGATTTACCACCTATCGACCTCGATAGTGATGAGCAAGTCCAAGACCGAATTATGTGGTATTTCAACCACTGTGCAGAAAATGATATGAAACCTACTGTAACCGGTATGGCAAATAGCCTTGGCATTTCAAGGAGTACATTATCCGATTGGAGTAATGGCTCTCGCAGAGGAAAAACTGACAATCGAACTCAGATTATTCAGCAAGCGTACAATGTCCTTGGTGAACTTTGGGAGGATTATATGTTGAATGGTAAAATCAATCCGGTTAGTGGTATTTTTATTGGTAAAAATCACTTTGGATATACCGACAAATCTGAGGTTGTTATCGAACCTAAAAATCCCCTCGGTGAAATGGATAATCCTGATGATATTAAGCAGAGATACCTCGAAAGCACTGTGGAGGATTAAAATATGAGTGAATTTGAAAAAGCAAGGAACTATTTACAAATCGCACTATCCTCTGCGGCACAATCGAGCGATGATTATGGTGTAAATCAATCGGGATATTATGAAATAATTGCGGCAATTAAGGCTCTTAACAAGCAGATACCCACTAAACCCGAGTACGAGGGCGATGGATATGACGAGAATGGCAACCTTATTTATGATATGGCTAAATGTCCTAACTGTGGGAATGATGATTTTGAATATGACATAAATAATTGGGGATGCCAATTTTGCCCTGATTGTGGTCAGGCGTTAGATTGGAGCGATAACGAGTGAGCAAAAGACAAATCCCTTGCCCTAAGTGTGGGTTAATGTATTCAAGTTATTGTTGTGGATGCAAATACCAAATTTATGGGCAAGGGTTTATCCCTATAAAGGAGAAAAGGAAAAATGGAAAAAGAAAAATCGATTAAAGAACTCGCAAAAGATTTGTGTAATGATTGTGCAAACGGATGTGATTGCAAATATTATAAAAATAACGAGGTGTGCGATGCCGCACTTGACCAAGCGAGAGGACTCTACAACGAGGGTTATATAAAAGAAAAACGAGGCAAATGGTTACAAGAGTGGGAACTTGAAAAAGGTTTTGAGGATAACAGTGAAATCCCTTATATAAAGTGTTCTCTTTGCGGAAATGTAGAGTGGCATTTAGAGATAGGAAGAAATACACTCCCGAACTATTGTTCTAATTGTGGTGCAAAAATGGTAGGTGATAGTTAATGCTCTATGCTATAAGAGAAAAGAAATCAGGAATTTATATTTGTGGTACAGATTTTAATGATTGCCCTCCTACCCAAAGGTTATGCGATGAGGATGGTTATACTACACCTCTGCTCATATCAGAATTTTCTTTAGATGTTGAACTCAAACGCAGACAAATAGATAAAACCTTGTATGATGTTTGTGAGGTCAAAGTTGTCGATATAGAAAAATTTGATTATGGTATTGTAAAAATCTCTCATAGACTTGATATAAATAAACCTATAAATCACGAGAAAATCACCCTCGAAAGATGTATCAGGATGGGAATGGTACATAAGACAAAATTTGACTCGGATTGGTGGGAGTTTCAAATTTGCTATAAGGATAGTAAAAATCAGTTAAAATGCTCTGTCTATAAAGTAGATGATTACTGTATATCGATAGAACATAAGGGTGATATGCAAATTTCAATATAAGGGGTGAAATAATTTGACCGTTAATATTCTTGGTACGGACTATAAAATAATCGTTTCTGATGATAGCAAAGATGTAAAACTCAAATCTTTAAGTGGCTACTGCGATGATACCTCTCATAAGATTGTTGTGTCTGATATTGAGTATGACGAACTCTCGAAAGAAAATTTGACCGTATGGCAAAAGAAAGTCATAAGGCACGAGATTGTTCACGCTTTCTTATCTGAGAGTGGTCTTGCAAACAATAGCGATTGGGCGAATAATGAGGAAATGATTGATTGGATTGCGATGCAAGGACTTAAATTATATGATGCTTGGAAGAAAGCAAACGCAGTATAAAATTTTGAAAAATTTGATTTGGAGGGTAGCGATTTTGCTATCCTCTTTTTAATATTTTGACCGTAAAAATTTGACACAGAGATAAAAATTTGAAATTTTGATACCGAAATTTTGACCGTGTATGTGTGGCAAAATTTGATACAAAAATTTGATTTTAAGAATTTGATAGTCGATTTTACCTCCACCATTATATCAAAAGTCCACCCCTTTCAAAGTCTTATATGGTGAGGCTTTCGGGGTTTTAGGGTTGAGGATATTATATATTGTATATATTTTTCTCTTATATATAGTATATATAGACACACAGTATA